GAATCATTGAGTAAGCGGAACTCACGTCCGTGGATTTTGAAACGTGTACCGGAGTAAGCCCTAACTAACACAAAGTCACCTTCTTTACACCACGCCCCGCTGGGGAACTTGGCGGTGTCTTTGTACGCGTCGGGACCAACACCCACTACGAAAAGAACAGTGGTGCTGTGTTCTTCGATCTTGGATATGGACTCCGGTTTAAGCAGGTCCGTACCACTAAACCTGTCTTCTACTTCAGGAACGGCACACAAAATCTTCCAACCTTGCGGTTTGGGGAGTTGTGTGGCTTTTTGGTCAATTGCTTCTTCAGCCATCGTTGTCATCTGATTCCTCAGCTCTCTTTGCAAGGTCGAGTAAGTGAGACTCCGCAAGCGCCAGACCTTGAATGACGCCGCAGAGTTTTTGGTACTCCTCAAAAGTGCGACATGCCCCACCAGCGCAATCATCTGCGTAGTTATTCATGTCGTCCCGAATCTTTTTGCGTAGAACGTCTACGAACGAGTTAATCACTGTTTGCTACCTCCTTTAGTTTTAGATCTGTTTAGCCGCAGGGTGCTGTGCGATTTGGCTATGTCAATGCCTGTTCGGGCACTTTCTAAGTCAAACCTAGCCTCTGCTTCTTCCTGTTTCATACCCGCCATCTCAGCCTTCAACACCAGTTCCCCGGCTTTAAGCTGCGCGTCAGTCTGCATTTGCTGGGCTTTTAGCTGGGCATCCATCTGATCCTTGGCAGCTTTGCGCTGGATCTCTGCCTGCTGTAGGCCAAGTTTCTGCATCTCCACCTGCATGACCGGATCCTGCATCTGCTCTTGAGCCTGTGCTTGGGCGGCTTCGGACTGATGTTGCGCCAATACAATCTGAGACCCTTCCGCCACCATACGTGACAGCTCCACCTCAGCCTGCTCCGGCAGCTTCTCATCTGGATGTGGCAACGGAACCCCGATGGCATCCTGAACCTGACGACGGTATGCAAAGGCCAAGTGCTCGGCAATATGTGCCTGCGCTGCTGCCATAATCTGAGTAGCCATGGGTGACTGCCCAATCATTGCCTGAATAGACGGATCCTGAATTAAGTTCGTATGTGCCGTGATGTGGGCGTTGTGATCCTGATACATAAACGCCTTGACTGGCTTTAGCCGCAGCATATTCATGTTCTCTGACAGGGGGTCTGTAGGCTTCTCGTCATCAATGCTTGGCACCAGCTTGGCTACGTTCTTAATACCCAGCACTTCCAACATCTGTCGGTGGAGCGCAGGGATGTCGTACACCTGTGGGGCTTGTTGCGAGAGCTGCAGCACAGCTTGATACTGCACAATCCGCTGAGACATCGTCGCCGCGTTGGGGTCTGATACGGGGATAACTTCGACCATGTTGTAGTCGCTAGCCTTAGCCCGTGGCTGCCCATCTTCCGGCTCGTAGTCATAGCTGTCATCCGTGTAGTCCCGAATGATCGCAGCAAGGAGCTTTAACTCTTGCTTAAACGCGTAGTGGACCCGAGCCTGAACTGCCGACATAACCTTGAGCATACGCTCCAACAACGCCAGCGTCGTACCCACCGGAGCCTGCGCGGACATATCGCTGATCTTCATGTCAGCCGTAGCGGCAAACCGACGGCCTTCGTCAACGATGGTGTTCAATAAGTTATAGAGCGTCTGGCTTGGCTCTTTATATGGCAGAGGCAGGATGTTGTCCCGAATAGCACCGGAGCCAACGTCTACGTCTCTAAACTCACCCGGAGCAATTGGGGTGTCGTCGCCCTTAATTCTTAAACCACGACTCTTTAAACCACCCGGCAGGTTAGAAAGCGTACCAGCGTCTACCAGCTGACGAATGATGCTCGTTGCAGACTTGGCAAACCCACCAATTAAGTGGAACAGACCAAAGCCATACACACCGAACCCGGGGATGTAGACGTAGTGAACGAAGTGGTTACGCTTTTGTTTGGTCTCATCATCTTCGTAGAAGTTGCGACGGATAGCCAGAATCTCACCGGTACCCTCCAGCACTGTGACTACGTACGGCAGCGCGATGCCTGTTGGCTCCCCATCTTCCTCGTCTTCGTACCCATCAAGATCAAGGTTTACGTGCATTTCATAAAGGATATAGCGGTCATCATTTAGGCTACTGATCCCTGTTTCTTTGTCCTTACGTTCTTGAATCTCATTTTTCTGCCGTGGTGGGTCTCCAAGTTCTACATCGCGGTAAAACCCCGCCACCTGCAGTTTACGGATCTCGTTCTTAGTCTTGTACATCCGGTGCGTTACACGCTCGGCAGTCTCAATAGCGCTGGCGCCATAAGAAATGATTACGTCTTCGGCTGGCACAAACACAGACATCTGACGCTGCTGTGACGGATCATAGTAGACCTTCTTAAACGCCGAACCCGTAGCTGGTAGGTTCCACAACATGCGCTCATGCTCACTACGAAACTCTGGCATACGCTCAGTCAACTCGTAGTTCATGTCTTCTTTTACACGCTGAGCAGCTTCATCTTTCTCTTTGGTCTGCTTACCGATGATCTTTGTCTTAACTGGTCCCTGCGCAGGGAAAGTCTCCATGATCGTCTCTGATTGGAAACGCACCACAGCTTCAGTGATCATTGGGTGGAACACACCGCAAGCGCCGTTCCATGGCTCCGTGCGCTCCTCGTACTTAAGACCAAGCAAAGTCAGACCTTGTTTATACGTATCTTCCCACTCCTTACGAGACCCCATATCGGTCTTAATATCTTCCAGCAAATCAGAGCCAAGCGTATCCAATTCGCCTTGTTCAATTTCTTCAGCGAGGTTTGCATAGAAATCTTCGTCTGCTTCTCCCGGCTCAATCTCAATTTCCAACCCATCGGCACGAATACGTACGGCTTCAGGATCTTCGATCTCAATTTCAATATCTGGCTCACCTGCCATTTGCTGAGCCATTTCTTCGATACCCACAGGCATCTGCGTTAGTGCTTTATCTACTGCCATGATTTAGTCCTTTAATAGTAAGCAGCCTTGCGGCTTCTCCAGTTTGTCGGTGCATCCTGCTCATCGGTAGGTAGGCTAATAAACCCACCGTTCCTAAACCGCAGCAAGGCTTGCGTCATCGTATCCACATAGTCATCGTGCTCCCCAACGGGGAAGGCTACGATTTCCTCGATTACATCTTTTGCCCAGCGGCGATCTGGTGCCCAAACAGCGCCCGACGCGAATAAGTCTGATACCGCATTGACCCGCGCAATCTTGTCATTACCCCGGCTGGGTGAAAACTCGTCTACAGGAATCCCCATACGACGCAGCTCTTGAATAAGTGGAGCGCCAGCCGCCTTTTTCTCCACTAAAAACGAATCAGGATCCCACTCTTTATATTGTCTGAGCGCTACTTCCTTTAGCTCCGGGAACTCCATCCGATCTTTAAACGCATCAAGCAAAATTAAGCTTGGTCTATCGCCTTCTTCTTCGTTATACCAAACTCCCCACGTCGTACACGCCGTGTAGTCACTGGTTGTCTTTGTTTCGTGTGCCGTATCCCACGACTGAATGATGAACTCGCACTGCGGTGGGTCTTCTTTCTCCCAAATCCGCCAATGTGTTCTTTTAATAAACGCGGCTGAGTCTAAAGTCGGCTGCTGCATGTACTGTGCGTTCCAGTACCGTGCATCCATGTTTGCTTTTTTGGCTTCTAACTGTTCAACAGGCCACTGCTCGGGCCATAAGCTTTTCCCTGACGGCAAAATCGCCGGTAACTCCACGATCTCCCACTGATCTGCGTCAGGATTACGCATCTGGTACTGCAAAAGTCTGCCAGTTAAGTCAACTAAGCTCCAACGCGTCATAATTACTATGATCGCACCACCCGGCATCAGTCGTTGGAGCGGGCCTGTCTGGAACCAAGACCAAGCGTTATCAAATGTAGCCCTACTATTGGCTTTTATGTCTTGCTCAGAGTGTGGATCGTCAATAACAAACAGGTCAGCACCACGGCCTGCAAGAGCGCCCCCCACACCAACGGCATAATACTGACCACCAACGCTTGTACTCCACTTACCGGCAGCTTTCTGGTCATCTGCGACCAGAGTTTTTGGAAATATCTGCTTATATTCATCGGAATCAATCAAATTTCTGACCCGTCTACCGAAATCTTCTGAAAGACCGGCGGTGTGGGTCGCCATAATTATCTTTTTGTCTGGGTACTGTCCCAAAAACCACGCCGGAAACAGGTAAGAACTGAATTCAGACTTACCCATACGGGGTGCGATGTTGATAATCACACGCTTTTTATGCCCTGCAGCTATGTCTGCAAAGATTTTTCCCAGTTTTCTGTGGTGCGGGCCTTCTTTAAACCCCGGATATACCGCATGAGCAAAGGAAGTCATGCTCCCCTGCGCTTTTTTTAACCCTGCTCGCCTATGTTGCTCCTCAAGTTCTTCCAAAAACTCAAGTTTTTGCGTCGGAGTCATCGTCGCCAGCAAGGCGTTGATCTCAAGCGGGTTCAGAGTCATCTTCTTCTTTCACGACAACGTCTTCTGCGTCCGCGTTGCGTTCTTCTTTTTCTTCCGCCTCGACCTCTATGGTCTTTTGCAGCTGTGCCAGCTTCTCACGTATGCGCTCATCAAGCTCGTGATCCGCCAGTTCTTCTTTCTTAATACTTACCCGCTCCGTAAACAACCCTATCTCAGTTACTTTACCCAGTAACTCAATAGCTTTTAGGCGTATCCGGGCATCTGGGTGCTCCATTTCTTCAACCAGCTGGGCCACAGCTTTGCCCCTGATCTTCCCAGCCTCCTCCACAAACTGCCAGTCATATGCCGAGAGCATAGTCACAAGCTTACGCACTGCGGGTGGGGTGCTTATTTTAGAAACGATAGTTTTGGCGTCGGGTGCCCCCGTGGTGAGTGCAGCGAACGCTTCTCTGGCTGCGCCAGCTTGGGCAGTCTGCTCGATAGATTCGTCGTCTTCGGCGCCCAACTCTTTTAACCAGTCAGCCGTATTGATCTGGGCGTCCAACAGTGTGTGGGCCGTAGTTTTTTTAAGCGACACGAAGCCGTCGTCTGGGGCGTCCAGAACTTCCGGCTCAAACTCAATTGTCTGCAAGTGATCTAACAAAGCGGGGTTCCCCGTAAAGCGTGGGGTTGACCCACGTTGGGCGAAGTGTATACTTGACCGTGACAACCCGCAAGGGGGGTCTTCTGTTTGTATGTCTCCTTCTGGCTTAAGCGGCCTTTACCCCCCGAACCTCCTCTCGGGGGGTTTTTTTATGTGGGTGCCAGTGAGCATGGGCGCGAAGCGCCCAATACCTACTCTGTCAAATCTTTGACAATTTTCACTATAATTTTTATAGAAATTTTTAGCATATCTGTTTCCCCCTTTCGTTTTTATTTAGGCGTTTGAAGGGGTGGGGGTCAAAAAATTGTCGTGGGTCTGTACACAGGTTTTACAAAGTTGGCTTTGCGGCTGACAAATAGTGTCCTTGCGGCGTCGTGTCGTCGTCGCCAAATATGGTTGCCCCCCTGCCGGTGGGGTTCGCAAAACCAAAAAAGCCTCGGCAACAAACTTTAGAAACTAATGATAATGCTATAATATAGGTGTGGTCAGGGATTGGCTCTGCCCATACTGTGTGACTGTCACACAAACTTGTTTAGGAGATACACAAATGAAACAGCATCACATCACAGTTAGCATTGAGCAGTTGTTCGCGGCTTGTGCCGTTGCCACAAAGAAGTTAGTAGAAGTGCAGGCGGACATACTGCGCGAAGTACGAGGCATGGATATGCCTGAAGCATGGGAGTTCGTGGGCAAGCACATCGTGCCCGTTGTTGCAAAGAAGTATGGCGCAGTCGCGGAGCAGACACGCAACGGCACATGGACACTCAAACGCAAAGACGGCACACGCCACGACACCGCGTACTCGTTCCTACGCTCATTACTTGCTACGACTAACTTGTTGGCAGGAGCAGGCAGAACTAACAAGGGTGCTTCGCGTAACAAGACCGAGAAGGATCTGATGTCACAGCGCGACTTCGTACTCAAAGCCTTTAAGTTGTTATCCGCAAAAGACCGCGCTTGGGTTATCGCCAACGCATCGTAATGTGTGACTGTCACACAAACTTACTAAGGAGAATCAAATGAGCAAGACTCACAAAGATGTTATGAAATACTTTGACAAGAACGAAGCGAAGAAGCGGGAGCGCAAGGCTCTGTTGCGGTTCAAGACCGAACACAAACGCAAAGATGACAAGCGGTTCTACAACTTCACCACATGGATCGAGCGCACAGCCGAGAAAGACTAGTGCTTGCTTCCTACAAACTTGTTAGCAGTAAGGGGTGCTTTTTCAGACCCCTCAGACATTTGTCCACTATGTCCACTTCGCAAAATTTTTGTGGACACCCCCAAACCCGCGCCAACACTAGCGCTGTCCACTTACTACACTATATACATATCTTTTTATAAATTACTTATGTATGTATGGGCTAGTGTACTTATGGACTTATTTTGGCGTACAAAAAGAAACAAAAAGAAGTTGGTTAGCAATCTCAAATTTGGTATGTACCTAAGACGCTACCTGCTACAATCAAGGCGCGACAAGGCTTACACGGTGTCCAGAAAATATTCAGCAAGTGGACATAGTGGACACAACCGAAAAAAAGTGGACATTTTTAAGGAGCACCCGCATGGAAAGCATGATCTGTCCTGTCTGTAAAACAGCGAAGCAACGCAAAGATTTCAAGCGCATGGCTACGCTATCTCAAACAAGGGCGTGGCTACGCAACGCTCTCGCAACCCAACGCATGACCTACATTGGAAAGGAGTGCAACGATTGCCATAAACAAACTAGGCGTAAGAGCAAAGACCTTACACCAAACGAATTACATAGAAGGTTGATCAACGAGGGCGTCAACCCCTTGGTAGTCGAAGAACTAATTGCGCGACGCCGAGCGCGTGGTGCGAAGAAGAAGTCAGCAGTAGCAAGCAGGGTGATGAAAGCCCATTGGAAATCCAAGAAGTCCAACCAAGAAGAAAGGTAGGTGTGTCATGAACTCGAAGGCAAACGCAGTATTGCTGATGGCAAAAACAAAAGCACTTCAAGATAAACCTAACAGGTACAAGACCGAGATGTGTGACAGTCACACAAATCCTCAACGGGTACTCACCGCCTTACCTGATGCAGGGCGTGACGATTGGGCAAGGTTTAAGCGTGAGTGCGTGCTGTTGAAACCAACCAAAAGGAAATCGAAATGATTGAAGTCAAAACCGAAACGCTCAACTGCGTGGACTGCGGTGACGAGTATCCGCTAGGGCGGTGGTATGCCAACCAAGAAAGCAAAGCGCACCGAGAACGATGCGAGGACTGCGCTGAACTTCTCCCGCCTCCTGTCCGCACGGTGGCGCACCTGCACAAAAGCAACGCGATCTTAATCACAGACCGCCGAGATCTCATCGGCATAAATCAGAAAGGTGGGTTAGTTAAATGAGCAACTTCATCGGGTACACGATTGCCTTTGGTCTGACGGCATACACGCTGTCACATCTTGTTGTTAACTTGTTAATGAGAGGAGGGTTGCTATGAGTGAGATCGCAGAGTTTCTGCGCGCACTTAACGGTGCGCTTGGTCTGATCTGTATTGCGTTCTGTGTTTACTTTTTGGCGTGTCTTTTAACAGGAGGTGATGACAAATGAACGACAACATAACAGTAACCCTGACGGAAGAACAAGTTGGCGACATTATTAGTTGGTTGGACTATGTCATCGACGGTATATGCGGTGACGAAAAGAATGACGCCCAAGTAGAAAGACTGCAGGCGATATGTAACTTGTTATTAGACGCATTGAAAGGAGCAGGTAAATGAGAAAGCAACTTCGATTTAACTGGACTACTAGCGTGACCACAACGGCGGGGCACATAGCCACGAGCCTTATACCTAGCGACACATTCACGCGGGAGTTCATCAACAAGCACATAGGCATACCGGCTGGGTGCTATGGGTTTGATCCGTCGTATCTGCAAGGCAAGGCGTTTAGCAATCTACCAATCAACATCAAAGGAGCAGGTAAATGACTAACAACTTTGTGTACATCGTGTACTACTACGATCCAAGCATGGGCAGGGAAGATGTGCTCTTTGCCTTTGAATCATTCACACAAGCGGAGGACTTGGCAAACAAGATCAACGCAGAGCGTGATGACGCATACAAGACGCACTTCGTGCGGTCACTACGCTATTTCAAACGGGAGGATTTAGATGACGACAGATGCTAACAACAAAGGAGATGACAAATGAAAACATCATGGTGGTATGAATCAGGACAGGCAGCACAAGCCGCGCAGGAGTTGGTGTGGTTCGTGGTGTTGGTGTTTATAGGTATTGGTGTAGTGATTTGGTTGGACATAAGAAAAGAGAAACCAAAAAGAAAGGAGCACAAAGATGGGATATAGATCCTGTGTAGCACTAATGCTGTACGGCACGCCGGACAAGGTCGATATGGTGGAGGCGATGTTGGTGCAAAGACTTGACCCTGAGTATGACCGCGCTTTGTTTGAGCGCGTAAAGCAGATGCGTGATGAGAAAGGCGAGCGCACAATCCTGTGGACATTCGATGACATCAAGTGGTACAGCGAATTAGATTCGTACAAAGATGACCTGTTCCGTTGGGTTGATGACATCAATGAAGCATTACCTGACCACGAGCGTGATTACAAACTTGCGGTTGAGTTTGTGCGTGTTGGTGAGGAGTACGAGGACAACGAGGTGGCGTATTCCAACTACGCAGACAACGCCTTGTGCATATCACGCAAGATAGAAATACCTGACAACTTTGAATGGAGGACTTAATCATGGAACTAACAGTTATGAACAAGCGTCGCTATGACGAACTCGTTGGCAAGATCACTAACCTAGAACTTGAGATTGCCAAGGCACACACGCAACTCGAAGCGATTCAGAACAGCAACAATCAACTTGCAGAGATTGCGTTTGATGAGTGCAAATTCACAGATGCTTTGCTCAGTCGTTGTGAGGAGGCAGCACGCGAGGCAGCAAAAGATGCGATTGACATTGATGACATAGCAAGCGAAGTCAGCAACAGCCTTGACATCAGCGAAGATGTTGAGCGTGAGTTTAATCGACTTGACTGCGTTACAAAAGATGATCTCAACGACAAAATTGATGACTGCGTTGCAGAGTACATCAGAGATAACAACATCTTAGACAGCGACGAGGTTGAGTCTGCAATTGATACTTACATCAGACACAGTTGCGATTTTGTTGAGAGCGATGTAACCGATGATCTGCGTAGCGATCTTGATGAACTCAGAGATGAGATGGACACGCTGAAAGAAACCATCGTGCTTGAAGTCTTGCAACTTATCGCTAACAAACTAACAGCAAAGGAGAATGACAATGCCAACAACAGTAGAGATAACGGGCTACACATTTCAGGAACTGACACCGCAAGCCAAGGAGCAAGCATGCTCAACGCTCCAACCAATGTATGAAGATATTTATTGGCACGAGTGCATTACTGACAACGCCAAGGAAGAAGGCAAGGCGCTAGGCTTTGACATACGGGACATAGCCTTCTCATGCTCTCACTCACAAGGTGATGGTGCATCGTGGTCAGGCTATGTGGATATGGTGGCGTGGCTGGAGAAACACAAACCTGATGATGTACAAGCGCACATCGTTGCTGCTCTGATTGAGAATGGTTGGGCTGAGAAGAAACTTAAAATCTCATTTAGCAGTAGCCACTACACGCACAGCAACACCATGGTGAGAAATAATTGGTACGGTTATTGGCAAACTAAGGAGAATGCACATCTTGAGGTTGGTGTGTTTGCCGGTGCAAGTGCTTGTAATTTGTTTGATGTACTGCCTGAAGACTACGCCGACACTCTTGCAGATGAAGTCTTGCAATCTGCTCGTGATTACGCTGATGAGATATACAAACAACTGTGTGATGAGTACGAGCGTATGTGTAGTGAAGAATACATCGCAGAACTTTGCGATGCCAATGAATATTTGTTTAACAAGAAAGGGGAATTACTATGATGATTAACACATGGAATGTAGCGCAGATAGAAAACTACAAGCAGGCACATACCTACTTTGAAAAGACACGCTACCCTGCACGCAGTAAGAAGTGGTTTGAACATCAACGCCCACTACGCAACACATCGTCACCACACCTACGCATCGAGCGCGGTGAAGCGCATGGCGTTAAGTACTATGACCTGTGCCTGTACACAACCGAACTCGTGCGCTACTTTGAACCCAATGCACATGGTGAGGAAGCGGTGTGGTTGTTCAATCATTACAGCAACTCATCGCAGAGATTCTTGTGGAACGCAGGGTGGTATAACCGCAAAGAGTTTACCAAGCAAGACGGTGAGAAGTTTCTTCTGCAGTTATCAAATCAAGGAGAGATTGCTAGGCATCTGTGGGGCGAGCACTTCACCTGCAGGCTTGTGTTCGATATGCACGGCAAAGTAATCACAGAGAAAAGCGTGCATGTCCCGTTCACACGCAAGGCATCTACCGATACGCACCGAGCCAAACGCAAGCAACTGCGTGAGGACTTCACGCCTGTATTCGACATGCTGGAGATGCAGTATCAGTCTTTCATTGACGGTGTTGAGATCAATGAGCGCAAAGGTCAACCGTTTAATGCACGCGGGTACGACAAGGCGGTGTCATCGGATACGAAGGCTAGGTTGAAGATAGAAGGGTTCAAAGGGCTTACTCCTGACGACTTAACAGCAGTCGTGCAGTACGCCACAAACTGTTGCCACAACATAGCCGAGAGCATCGTCAACCGCAGGGCTTATCAGTACGACACAGGTAGGCGTATGGGTTACAACGAGTACCAAGAAATGAAGAGTAAATGCCAAATCCCTGTCGATGGCTTACTGCTGAGTGCGCATACCCCCGAGGTTATCGCACGCCTGACCCCCACTTGGGAGGACATCAAGAAGGCGGTGGAGATTGACCTGCTGTACCTAGCGGGGTTGGCTGAGGGCGACGAGTATGTGCCCTACCCCCAACTAGCCAAGACCTTTGCCAAGCGGTGCTACGGGCTGGTTAAGCCTGCATTTGGTGATATTCCCAACATGTTAGGGATAGAGACTTATGATAAACTTGTTAATAGGAAGGGGGTAGTGTATTAAAACCTTGTCAAATCTTTTACAACCCTGTAAAATCTTTTACATAAATCGTTAATTAAAAGGAGCATATAAATATGAATACAAACGACTTTCTTTCACACCAACAGGTTGCTGACTTAATCAAAGCAGTTGGCGCTACGCGTACCGTCATCGTGATGGGTGAGAACGGCATCGGCAAGACAGCCCTGCATAACACGCTGTGCCAAGACGCCAAGTTCGACAACCACATCAAGATCAAGCCCATCGACTCCACGCAGTTGAGCGATGGTTCGCTGACCATGCCTGACCTTGATCGTGAGCGTGGCGTGTCCACAGAGTTGCCCAACGAGCGCCTTGGTGTGTCCAAGTTCAATCGCAAAGGCGTAGATGGTTCGCGCCCTGTATTGGGTATGTTCGATGAGATCGCCAAGGTTCCGCAGTTCGTTAAGAACATGTTGGCTCCGGTCCTCTACGAGCGACGCATTGGCAACTATGTAATGCCCGAGGGTTCGGTGTGGTTCGCGGCAACTAACCTGTCGTTCGAGGGTTTGGGCGATTCGTTGCAAGCACACCTACGCAATCGTTTGATCGTGGTCAAGATGCGTAAGGCTTACACAAGCGAGTGGCTCAACAACTACGCGATCCCCAACGGACTGAACCCCATCATGCTAGCGTGCGTGGAGGAGTACCCGATGATTGGCGATTCGTTCATGGACTACATGAAGGGTGGCAAGTACGAGGGCAAAGACATCGAGAAAGACAACCCACACATCTTCAACCCCAAGGTTGTGCAAGATGCGTATGCGTCGTGGCGTTCTATCCATGCAGCATGCGACATCTTAGATGTGATGGATCAGTTCGACTCCGATACCCTGCGTCGTGCGTTGGAGGGTACGGTGGGTAAGTCATTCGCTTCTGTTCTTGATTCGTTCATTCGCTTCGGGAAACAACTTCCCCCTATCAACAGTATTCTTTCTGCCCCTGACACAGCCCCGATCCCAAGCAACAAGATCGCGCAACAAGTTCAGGTCTTTCAATTCATCACTCGCGCAGAGGATCGGGATCAAGCGCAGGCGTTCACCAAGTATGTAATGCGTCTACAACCCGAGATGCAGTCGTTGTTCTGCCGTCGTGTCGCTGACTCTCAGCGTGTTGGTTTGTTCACAACCGTTACGGAGTTCGGGCGCATGCTGGCTGACAACAAGATTTACTACAAAGTTTAATAACAAGAAGGAGGTATCAATATGAATACCAAACAATCTACATGGGACATCATGAGTCCCGAACAGCGCGTGCGTGCTGTCAACATCGACATCATGAACCACATGGACTTCTGCACGCTGTCTGGTCTGGTCACGATGGGTAATGTCAACATTGTCGATGGCATGCCAACGGCAGGCACTAATGGTGTCGATGTGTTCTACGGCACAGAGTTCACGCTACGGCAAACACGCAAGCAGTTACGGTTTGTTCAATGCCATGAGGCGTTACACAAAGCCCTGCGTCATTGTGTCGATTACAAAGACATCGTGAAGAAGTATCCTGACCTGTCTAACATCGCTATGGATTATGTAGTCAATGCGTTCATTGAGCAGACTGACCCTGACCACAAGTTCATCGAGTTCACAACCAATCCAAAGCCTTTGCTCGATCCTAAGTATTACAACCGTTCGTTCGTAGATGTGTTGCAAGATTTACTCAAGAACGGCACATCTAAAGACGGTGGTGGTAAGGGTGGGCAAGACGGCGGTGATGAGCCACTCGATGAACACTTCCCTATGCCTGAAGATGTTGATGCCAAGGAAATCGAGAAGCAGATTGAAGATGCCCTCAATCATGGCGATATGGTGCAGAAGCGTTTGCAAGCGGGTAGCAACAAGGGTGGCAACCCTCTGGCTGGTCTTGGTGTCAAGCGTGATACTGATTGGCGCAACGCCCTGCGTGAGTTCATCGAGCAAGTCGTGACGGGTGACGAGTATTCCCGATTCAATCCCCCCAACCGTCGCTTTCTTGCCCATGACATCTTGATGCCAACACATTTTGATGTAGCGATCGGTGAACTGATTATTGCCGGTGATACATCGGGTTCGATGGGTGGTGTGTATCCGGTGGTGTTCGGTGAGGTAGCCAACATCTGCAAGCAAGCCAATCCTGAGAAGGTTCGTATCATTTGGTGGGACACCGAGGTGTGCGCTGAACAAGTGTTCAATCGCGGTGAGTTTGATGACATCGCAGGGCTACTCAAGCCTGCCGGTGGCGGTGGTACTTCTCCACAATGCGTTGCTAATTACATCGTCAAGCACGACTACAAACCAACGGCTGTCATTTGGCTGACCGATGGCTATCTCGATGCGTGCCCTGTCGCTGTCTGTGCCAACGAGTTGTGGGGTGTAGTTAACAACGATCATTTTCAACCCGCGCATGGCAAAGCCCTGCGTATTCATGCTTAAGGAGACCAACATGAAACAGCGTGATTTGTTTGAAGTAGCCGACGAGGACTTTGATGAGATGTTTAACAACCAAAAGCAACAAGAAGAACAGCAACACAGAAACAAACTAACAGAGGCATTGAACAACATAATGGCTAAGCGCCAAGAAAGGAAGGGCAACATGAAACCAGTCCGTGAACTTCGTGATGTACACAAGAAAGCAATTGATGATGCTATGTCTAGACTGAAAGCGGTGGGCTGTGCATTTAAGATCGTTACGCCGGTCAACAGCGAGATCATTCACGATCCCAACAAAGTGTTAGACAAGCGCAAGCATACGGTCAACCGCGATGATCTGCCGTACCACTACGGTGATTTGAAAAGACACTATCTGCCATACATTGCGAATGTGTCTGTGGGTGATGTGGTGGAGATTCCGTACAGCGACAACCTACCGTACGCTGCAATTCAAAGCAGTCTGTCCGCGCACTTAACTAATACATGGGGTAGAGGTTCTTACACCACAACCACTAACAAGAAAACTAAGAATTTAGAAGTACTACGCTTAGCCTAAATAATAAAGGAGCATACAAATGAATAGATACAACATTGATTCTTGCGCGTTACTCGTTGAGTTCAACGCGTCTGTCTGGACCGCCCGTAAGTTGGATAAGAACGCAACTGATGAGGTTGTTGTTAGCAAGCGTGCAGGAGCGAAAGATGCTGCCCGAGTTAACAAGCACCTGCTTGCAGGGCGTAACGAGTTAGATGTAATTCAAAAGCATGTTAACGCTGTCCGCACCTATGTGTATGAGAACACCCTGCCATGGTCTGACACCGGCATACGCTTACTGCCAACTTCCAAGTTCATGGACTTCAACGATCGCATGGGCAAACTTGAGGAAGAATTTGTGGAACTAGTCAACGACTTCGTGCAAGTGTATCCGTCGTTGATTACTGCTCAGGCTATGGCTCTGGGTGATATGTTTGACCGTAGCGAATACCCAAGTGCCGGTGAGATGTCGCATAAGTTTTCGTTCCGCTTGAACTTCATGCCTGTGCCCAAGGCTGGCGACTTCCGTGTTGATGTTGGTAACGAAGCACAGGAAGAACTACAAAAGAAGTTAGCCAAGTTGGCTGACGAGCGTATCGAGTTAGCAATGAAGGAAGCGCGTGAGCGTTTGAAGTCGCACTTGGAGCGCATGATGGAGCGTCTGAAGGTAGAGGAGGTCAATGGCAAGGTCACGAAGTCCCGCATCCACGACTCCCTCGTTGAGGGTGGGCTTGAACTCTGCGATGTCCTCAAGGCGCTCAATCTTACCAATGACCCTGTCTTGGAGAAGGCTCGCGCTACGCTGGAGAGACTGTTGCGCACCGTCGATGTTGATGATTTGCGTAAGCATGATTCGGCTCGTGTGGAAGTTCGGACTCAGGTTGCTGAGATTATGGATAAGTTTAACTTTTAAGGAGCATACAAATGACAACAAAAAAAGTAAAGCACCCTTGGGAAGCCAAGATTACCGCCGTGCGGGTAGTAGACGACATGGACATGCTGTTCAAACTAAGCACCGCCCTGACCATTATTGCTGACGACTTAGCACGAAACGATGAGTGCAATCGCCATCGTTGCGCCACAGCATTGGCAGGTGTCGGGGGCGCCATGGATGAAATCATCATGCGATTGGGCGCTGACGCAGAAGATGCGGTTGACAAGCACATGGAAGGGGGGAAGAAATGAGACCGCTACGAGTATTAAGTTTGCAGAAAGATCACGAGATGGACTTCGTGGCTGACTGCGTGTTGGATTTGTTGAGTGATTTCCCCAAGGCTACGCCAACGCAAACTATTGTTGACGAGTGCAACAAAGACAAGGTATCTTCACCAGCAACCACGCACAAGAAGCTGAACGCGCTTAAAAAACTTGGGCTTGTGGATGTAGTCGCTCACCCTGACGATAAGGATGGGCGTAAGTGTTACATCAAAGTCAGCGCCAAAGGCATGGATTATCTTAACAAGTGGGAAGGAGGTAAAGCATGAGAGATCTAGAAGAAGAAAAGCAAATCAAAGCCTACATGGAGGCAAAGATGACGCACATAAAGATGTACAACGAGTGCATGAACCTTGCCGATGGCCTTGACGTTGAGAAGTTTGCTGAGTTAGTCCGGGCTGATGAGCGTGAGGCTTGTGCGAAGTTGGTTGAGGCTGATGCCGATGCTCGTGGTAAAGGCGGCGGCGGATTGGTGCTTTTGAAGGCTGCGGAACGAATCAGAGCAAGGGGTGAGGAATGAGCATATCAGCAATGAAGCAAGCATTGGAGGCTTTGGAAAAACTCTGGGACATCATTGATGACATTGATACCTATGGCGACATGGCGAAAAGTGACGACAAGTTGTATCGGTCATTGGTTGAACGCAGACAG